GGTGTCGGTCGTGCCGACCACCGCCCACCAGCCGTTTTCGCCCACCGGCACAGCAGTCTTGAGGGCTTCCGGCGTGGCGTACCATCCCTGTGCACCGATGGTGATGGTGCGCACCTGCTCAAAATACTCTTTGGTGCCCTGCAGGTTTTTGGCAGACTCCGTTTCAGACGTTTTCGCGTTACTTTCGCTGGTCTTGGCTGCGGACGCGCTAGATGCAGCATTGTCCGAGTATTCTTTTAAGTCAGCCTTAACTTCATTTGCGGCATTGGTGGCCGCCTGTTCTGCCTTTACTCTTTCGGATGCGGCGGTTTGCGCCGCAGCAACAGCTTCATCTTTTGCATTAATTGCCCCGGCAACGGTGCTTAGTTCGTTTAAGGTAGCTGCATTGATTGGTGTTCCTTCTTTTGTTGGCTCGTCATTTCGAACAAGGGTGACGATTTCGGATGTTCCGTCTGATTTTATCATTGTCCATCGACCCGGATATTTTGATACGCGGTCTTCAAAAACCATATTGTCCCTCCCCGGTCATGTATTCGCCTGAAAAAGTAACGTAAGTTTTGGCAAGAGTTTCGATATCCTTTAAGATGGATTCAATCTGATTCATAGTATCGAAAGTGAGCTTGTCCATTGACGTTGGCGTTGACGTTTGGCTGATTTCCAAACTCCCGGAGTTTTTCGAACGAATGGCCTCAATGTTTGCGAGCCATCTGGAAGCATCAGACGCAGTCAAATATCCGCTAACGGACCAGTCGGTTTTTACATCAACGGATGCACCCAAAATATTTGCGAGTTTAAGAACGCCGGATTCAATACGATTAAAGTCTGTATAGCTTAACGCACCTTTCATTCCGGCGGCCCATTCCACTTGCTCGGCTTCTGTCCATGTGCCGGTTCTTGCCTTTGCTGCAATTTCTTTTACGCGGTCAACGTCCGACTGCGTTCGGTCTGTAATCCACATGTGCAAACTCCTTATTCTTCAATCCGATTGTCAACGCCGATTTTCAAATTCGAGTCAACGACAAAAGCGGGCTGATAACCATAGTGCTGAATAGTATCATAGTCCCATTTTCTGGTCGTCGGATAGCTGCTGTAAGAAACGCGGTCCAAAGAATCCATGTGATAACAGCCAACAACGGAATCGGTGTTATGCCCGGATGGGATTCCAAAATAACTTGCATTATAAACAGGGGTTCGCGTCCATGTGATGTACACAACGCCAGTCGAGGACGACGGAAACGCTTCAAAGATTTTAAGTGCTGTGGGAAGTAAAGAACCCTCTCCGTTGCATCCCTTGCCCCACATTTGACCATTCGTGTACTCATTGTACGCAATTTCCTTTGCAGACAAAAGGAAAACATCACGAGAAAGCGTAGAAAGCGATGTGTTTCCGTTGCCGGGCGTGTAGTAGAATTTTGTTTTTCGGATTTTGGATTGGACATAAGTTGACAACGCATTTTTGAAATTATCGTTCAAATACGTGTCAATCGTGCTGTTGCTGTATGCATTGACGGCTGTGCTGTTCCAAGCAGGCGTGCCAAGCATCTCTTTTCTGACAAGAAGTGTGCCGCCAGTGCCATTAAGGCTAGATTCGTAATCACGGGCTGCAATAATGTAATCGACGTAATTGCCGCCTTCCAAAATCTTGACGGTACTGCCATCTGCCATATCCGACATATCATTTGCAATTGCGGTCGCAGAGCAAGAAGCGGAAAGCCCGGAAACGGTAGCAGTAATCGTAACATTTCCACGATGAACGTAAGAAACGTTACAAACAGATACGCCGCGTTCGTTTTTGGTGACATTCAGCTCGACAATACCCGAGGGAGACGCGTTCCAAATGATAACGGGAGAATCCACAGATGCGGGAGTGAGAGTGGCAGTAAGAGTGATAACATCGGACGGATGCAGATAAATTTCAGACTGGTCAAGCTGCAAAGAACTTACATCTTCAATTATGTAGCCTGTGACAGACCCCTTAAAACAGCCATTAAAAGTGTATTTTACATCTGTGATGAGCAGATTCGAAGAATACCCGAACTGATGGTTAAGTTTTACAAAGTCAAGAGCATCATTGTGGGGACTTGCACGATAAGAAAGTGTTGCGGTTCTGCGGTTTGAAAGAATCTTGTAGCTTTCAGTCAATGCATTTTTAGGCTGTGCAATGATTGAATCGGACAGGAACGCGTTGCTGATGCTCTGCGTAACGCCATCTCCCGTTGCGCCGGAAGGATATGTTTTAGAGGTATTATTTACGGAATAAGAGATGTTTTTAAGTTTGTTTGAGAAAGAAATCTCAGGGTATTCAAAGTTGTTCATCTCCGTGATTTCATAAATTGAATCTTTGCTTTCGGAAGAGAACGGAACCCAATCAATGCGAATTTGGCCATCTCGTGTCTGATACAAAGCCATACCCGCCGCGTTCGCAGCAAGCTGCAAAACATCAGAATTCTTATAAGAAGAATTTGTGGACGAAAAATCGGCGGAGTAATTCTTCAAGCTTTCGTTGATGAAATACGAAATGCCAGTCACGTCAAGAAGTTCTAACGCGTCGTAGCACATCTCATAAAGCGTACCGCTTTTTCTGCCTGTGTAGGGAGAATCAGATAAGAACACAAGCGCATCTCTTGCTTCGAACGAAGCTGTGATACCATTAGATGGAGTATTCCAGTTGGACAGATAGAACTTACCGCCGTTAATCCATTCAGTCTCTCCATTTAAGTCCATGCCGTACTTTACAAAGACAGCCTGCCGTTCGTAAAGATATTGGTAAAGGCCACCGGGATTGATAGGGTTCCATTTCTGGTCACTATTATTGATCGAAAAGGAAATAGAATCTTTTGAAAGCTGACCGGAAATCGGGTCACGCTTCGATTCATGGGAATACGAAAGAAGGTCTTCCTTGTTGAACCTAACGCGCTGGCCAAACTCTACCTGTTCGATTCTTGCTCTACGGTTCGGAATGCACCATTTCAAAATTTCAACCACAATGGAATTGTAGCCGGAAATTTCAAAATCAACGGTGCTTTCAACAAATGCGTTATCATCAATCTGATTTTCCTGTAACAAGGACGAACCATTGTAGGCAGATACTTTGAATGATGTCGCGTATTCATTAAAAAGCTCAGACCACACAATTGTAATGCCTGGGATTTTTTCTTCATGGGTTTTGCTAAACGAAAACGTAACAATGGGATGGTTTGCGTCCGAAACGTTTTCAAGGCTCACATAACCAGCATTTTTATACGGTTCAGAAGAAGGAAGAATATCGCATGACCCATCCAAAATCCAAAGATTAGGTTCTCCGGTTGCGTATTTTGCAGATGGCAAATTATCAAGGTCTGTAATGCCGCTCACATCACTGAACACAACCTGAGAACCGGAACTTGCGATTGCGTCTGATTGAGCCTTATCGTCCGAAGCGTGATAAGTAATCTGAACAAACATCTCCGGGACAAGCGTAGAATTATACTGCTTGAGCCATTTTTCAGACGGCTGAACTGCCATGTTGCATCACCACCTTACACTTCAACAAGTGAAAGAGAGCAATCCGTCCAGCCCATCACATTGCCGTTACTGGGACATCTTCTCCACATACCAGCAGTGCGATCGGAAACGTACATTTGACGTGTGGAATAGGAAGCTGTCGCTTGATTGTAAAAGCGAACCGTGCAATAAAAATTTTTGGTAAACGGGCCAATAGTTGCCGCCCATTGTTTTGCGGTCAAGTAGTTCCATTTTAAAGCTACTTTTGCAACATCATGGCGTACCACAGAGCCAACAACCTTGCCCTGAACGTTACGCCCAGAATCAACGATTGTGGACGTTGTTGCATTATACGAAGAAGGTTCCGGCAAGTCAATGCCGTTTACCGATACAAGAGCCTGCATAAATTGCCGTCACCTCCTTAGTAGCTGTAAACCTCAGTGCCCATGATTTGAACGCCGCGGTCTGCCTGCTGACGTTCAACGGATGCGGTAATTTGCTTGCCGTCAATGAACAGCTTGATTTCCTTACCGCCCGTGATTTCATCACCATAGCGCTGGAAAATATCAAGGAATGCATTGTAGCAGCCATCATGCACTGCGCTCCTCAGGTCAGATGCACTCACGCCACTCGTGGAAGAACTCGGATAGTAGCTTCCAGTGGATGTTGTGGAACCGGTAGAGGAATCATATCCGCTCGTTCCGGGGTAACTGGAATAGTCATTGCTGACGGAAGAATTGGAACCGTATTTGCTATTCAAGCTTCCGACGATACCAGCAATTGCCGCCGCGATTGCAATGCCGCCTGCAATCAAAAGAACACCGGTGGGAATGCCAAGAGATGTCAGGACGCCGCCAATGGTTTGCAGCAAGCCCATAAAGGCCGTTCCGACCTGCCCAATCAGTCCAGCAACTCCGGCAATGATGCTCGGGAACTGACTTAAAACACCGCTAGAAAGCCCGGTGCTGATTGCCTTACCGACAGTAGCAAGAGGACCAGTCAGGGAAGAAAAAGTGGAAGTCAGTTTGCTACCGAGCCCGACAGCTTGACTTGCGATTTCGCCAAACTTTGACGTAATGCCGGTGAGAATGTTTTTGCCAATGCTCTTTGCCGAGACAAGAGCTTTTGCCCCAACATCTTTCAAAGCTCCTGTCAACGTTGAAATCAAATTGGAAACGTAAGACTTTACCTGACTTCTGTTTTCTTCCCCCATTGCCTGCCAAATAATAGCAGCAGTGTTTGTCGCAACCGTCTGGATATCACCGTTCTTTACGGCTTCGAACATGCTCTTAATGGTCCCAACAAAATCGTTTTTGAGCCCGCTATCAATTTCGTTCCACTTTGAGTCCAATGTGTTCACGACATTATCAACAAAACCGGTTGCGACGCTTGAACCATAATCAATCAGCTCGTTCCCCTTTTCCTGAACTGCATTGGCTAAATTGTTCATAGCTTGTTCAACATAGAGAAGTGCTGCGTTGACGCCGTTTGCAAGGCCTTGGTCGATAAAAACACCGATTTCATGAAAAACTTTAGACGGGGAAGCGATACCGAGCGCGTCTTTAAATCCCTGAACAAAGCTATCAGCGAGTTGACCAACTTTATTTACAACCATACTCATAGCGTCTTTGACACCGTTGTACAAACCGTCTACAATGTCAGTGCCAAGAGCTTTGAGCTTCCCAGGAATTCCTGCAAAGAACGAAACAAAACTGTCAATGACAGCAGGAATCACTTCTCTTGCCTTGTTCTTCATGCCAGAAGCCCAGTTGACAACCGTCTGGTATGCGCCGGAGACATTAGCATAAATTTTTCCGGGAAGTTCCGCAAAGAACGAAATGATTTTCTCGGGGATTTTCGGCACTTCGGTTGCAGCGGTGGAAACCATGTTTGCTGCCCATGCCACAATTTTTCCGGCTACAAACCCAAGATGATACGCAATGCTTTCAGGGAGCTTTGCAAACCAGTTGGAAACATCTTCAACCATCTTGCTGGCAGTTTCAGGGAGCTTTGCAAACCAGTCAGTTGCAGAAGCAAACCAGTCAATGACAATTCCGAATGCGTCAGCAACAGCTTTTCCTACAGATTCAAAAGCTCCAACAAGTCCGGTTTTCATCTTGGTGGAATCCTCATCGCTGATAACGCCTAGCGCACGAAGAACAACTGTAAACGCTTCAAAGAGAAGAAGAACCGGGTTAAGAGAGTTTAGAGCGACAATGGTTACTGCAAGGTCTGTAAAATCAAGATTGAGCTTCTCGACAAATTCAGAGAATTCAGAAAGCGCTTTTTGAACACTTTCAGGCAAAAGATTCCAAATCGTTTCCTTTAGGTTTTCAAAGGATTCTTTGAGATGGTTGATTGCTTCACCGAGCTTTCCATCCGTAAAGGATGACATGAACCCATTCACGAAGCCTTCTTTGATACTTTTCAAAATATCACGGACTCGTTCGATACCTTTTCGGAACGCTTCACTATTCTGGTACAGCTCTGTCAGCCGAGCCGCAGCGAGCGCAAACGCCACAGCAATCATTGCAACGACAGGATTGATTCCGGAAAGGATAGCCTTAATCAAACCACCTTTTGTGGAGATGGTTTCCAGAGCAGTAAGCAGTGCCGTACTAATTTCCCATGCGGCAAATCCTGCCGCAACGCCCGCAATAATCGGGAGAAGCTTCTTTACTTTTTCCTTGATTTCATCTACGGCATTTCCAACATAGTTTTTGAACATATCGTAGCCGGACAGGTCTACATCGCCCAAGATGTTGCCAGCCACGCCGCTAGAACTAGATTTTTTCCCTTTGTTTGGGTCAATGATGTTCAGCTCATCAAAGCCCATCGTGTAGTCCTTGAGGGCTTTGGCGGCTTTCTTTGTCGAATCGGCCGTGTTATCCATTGCGTCACCGATACCGCCAACGCTATCAGCGCTCTTGGTAAAATCAGTGAACACAACCTTCACACCCATCAGCTTTGCCACCCACTCAACAAACTCTCGAATGAGCTGAACAGCGGCAATCAGCGGTGGAAGAATGGATTTCATGGCAGGGTAGAGCAGAGAGCCAACAGACTTCGCCAGCATATCCAGCTGAGCTTTCAGAATCTTAATCTGGTTTGCAGGGCTTTGGATGGTCTGTGCAAGATTGCCCTGCACGTTTGCAGTCTGCTTCATAATGGCAATGTAACGCAGAACCGCTTTATCCGCCTGAGACAGACTAGATACCTGTTTGTTAAAGCCCAAAGCAAGAAGTTCCTGCTGTAACCGCGCCTGAGACAGATCAACGCCCAAACGACGGATAGGCTCAATTTCGCCAGAGATTGCGGAGGACATTGCCGTAAAGGTCTCTGCAACGTCCTTGTTCCAATAGGAGCCTTCATCATAGGCAAGCTGAGTCAGGTTCTTAGACAGAATGTATGCCTTGTCGCTGGTCAGGCCAAACGAAGTACCCAAGCTCTGAATGGTAGCCATGTAGGTCATTGCTTTGGTCGGATCAACGCCAAGCAAGCCCTGCATCTTGCTAATGAGCGTATCAGCTTCACCGCTCAAATTGCCCATAGCATCATGAAACAGGTCTGTTGCTTCATAGAAGTCGTTAAACTTCGCAACAGCGTTGCCAAGATACTCGGCGATAGCTTTCAGAGAAACCAGCTTTGCCATGTTCCGCATAAAGCCGTTCATCTGATTGGACAGACTGAGATAGCTCTTGCGTTGCTTTTCGTTGGCAGTAGTCACACGGTTAGCCTGTGTAACCACCTTGCTCAGCTGCGGAGGGAGCTTCGCAAAAGCGTTGCCCACCTTGTCAAGCTGAGATGCAAGGGGAGCAAGAGCAGCAGAAATCTTCTGACAAGAGCTTGCAAAAGAATCAAGGTCAGTCGCTTTCAGCTTGTCGGTCAGGTCAGGAACCTTTCCGATCGCATTGAAAGCGCTGCCAAGAGCTTTAAGATTCGATGCGTCCAGAATGGACAGCGGAGCCAAAGCGTTAGTGAGCTGAGTAATGCTACCAGACATGGAGTAAAAGTCCACGCCGTTCAAGCCAGACACAGCCGCAGGAATCTTCTTGATTGCATTCACGACCGTGTTGATGCTCTTTGCGCTTGCGGTCGTGTTGACGTTGGAAAGCCCATTCAGAAAGCTGGTGATTTTGTCCAGCCCGGACATTCCAGCGGATGCCTGTTTCAGCGTTGCAATGGAACCAGCCAGCCTGTCAAGGCTGTTCACAACCTTTGTGACGTTGCCTTTCGTCCGCAAATTAGAAATGGCGGTAGCGAGCTTGTCGATATTAAGCTCTGCGCCCTGCGATTCCGCAGAAATCTCTACGGATAAGCTCGTAATATCAACATCAGCCATCACTACCACCATCACTTTCCATCATAGAGAACATCATTCTCTTGATTCGCTCCTGCGCCTCAACTGCGCGTTGGTATTCATACTCGTCTTTTTCCTTTTGAGTAAGGGGAAGTGGTCTATCCATGTATTTGATGGGCTTAGACCCTTTCTTTCGGAACATATTGCCAACCGTAGAGGAAAGCGCAGATGCCATGTAAAAGCCGTTTCTCCACGCTTCAGCGTTGGCTCTGCGTTCCCGCAGCTCCTCTGCGTCACGGTAGACCTTTGCCAGCCAGACATCGCCGTACCAGAACTGGTCGTATGTCATGCCGATGGAGATGTAATAGGCTTCTACATCGTGGAACAGCTTGGAGAAGGAGAATGGTTCTCCCTCTCCGTCTGCTTCCTGAGATTGTGCGGTTACACAATCTCCCACGTTGCGTTTTTTGCGGTCTTGTCCTCAGTGTCAGTTGCCAGCAGGGACTTGGAAGCGTCCATGAACATCTCAAGCAGAACGCCCATCAGGTCTTCCTTGTCCTCGATGTGCTGAAACATCTCGTCCACGACCTTGCGCTTGATGCCCTTGTTCCGTGCGATGAAAGCACCGTAGAACAGGGCGCGGGAGTTGGACAGCAGATTGGTCATCTGAGTGTACTGGCCAATCTGAAAACCTGCACGCTCGGTAGCTTCAACGCTGTCACGGGTGAAAGTCAGTTCGTAAGTGTTCTTGCCATCGGGGGAATGAAAGTTGATAACCTTAGCAGCCATAATAAATGCTCTCCTTTATAAATAGGGGCAGAACCAAATCCGTTGTTCAGTTCTGCCCGGTTTGATTGATTCGATTTTTTCGGTTTAGCCGCCATTAACAGTCAGGGTCTCGCTGAACTCAGGCTTCTTGGTGAAGATGCAGTTGATGGTCATTTCCACAACCTCGTCCACGCCAAAGCCGGACAAGCCAACCTGATGCATACCCTGCCAAGTGAAGCCAGAGCCGTCCTGCATCTTCAGGGCGTAATACTTCACGGTGTTGCTCTCGGAAGTCTCATCGTAGCCAGCATCCTTGACCTTCTTGTAGTCAGTCTTGTTGTAGTTGGCAGTAAAGGACTTGGTGTCACTCTGGATAATGCCGAAGATGTTGACTTGCATAGGGTCAGACAGAGTAGTGGCATCCAAAAGGTTCGGCTCAGAGATCAGGTCAGGCACATCCTTGATGTCGCACAGCTTCGTCAGAGCGGTTGCGCTGTCGCCACAATACAGGGTGGTATTCAGACCGGAGATAGCAGTACTCATAGAATGTTTACCTCCTTAGTTTCGGTAAATCATTCCGTCCTCTCCGATTGATGCCCCGTAGCTGCAATCAATCCGATAGACGGAATTGTTGTACAGCCCATTCAACGGGGCAAACGATTTGCGATAAAATTTAAGTGATTCGAGAATAGAATCCACGATTCCAACGATAGAACGTGCCTCTGCAATGCGCCCAGTGTTCTTGTTAGAGTAGACCCGCACACGCAGGGAAACGGCAGCGTATTTGCTGTGACCAGCAGAATCAATGTGTACAGGAAGATTGCTATTTTCCTCTATCTGCACGCACGGAAACTTCTTGACGTTGCTGTCATTGATTTCACCAGTAACGAAGATGCCGGGCACTTGCTTTCGCAGCTCCTTGGCAACAGCCGTGAAAATAGAATTGAAATAATCGATCAACTATTCCAAACCTCCCTCCACGTTGCTTCGACCTGAGAAGCCATTTCCTCAACAGCTCCCCACATAGCCATAGCTGGCTCGTTGCCATCGGTATAATTCAGCTGACCTTTTCCATCAACTTGCTTGACAGGTGTGCCAGCATTGCCGGATTCTCCGTAGTAATACCATCTGCGGTTTGCACCTTGCCCTTTGCCGTAGGAGCCATGCGCCCCAACGCCGGGCGGTAGTTCGCCGCCATATCCGTTGTGATGCGCGCCAGTGCCAAACTCGATAAAGGCAACTGCTTTGCCCTCTGCAATGATGGTGCAGGTGTTTCCGTTCTGCTCAACACGGCAAGAGACATCGTTGCTACCGGCATATTCTGCATTCGCAAAGCGAACTTTCGCCACATCAAGCCCTCTATCAGCCAACGCCCTCGCAAACTCCTGTGCTTTTTGATTCAGGGTGGTCTTGTACTCCTGTATCTGACGTTCCGCATCACGAAGTCCGGCATCGCTCAACCTCACTTTAATTTTCACTTGCAGCCACCTCTTTCAGCGCATACAACGTGTCCGTGATATGCTCTGCGACCTTGACCACAATGTAGTTAAAAGGCTTTGAAACGTCCGTCTGAAACCAGACGTGCGTGCCCTCATAAAGTGGAGTGTTATGCTTTTTGCTGGATGAACTGACCACATAGCTGTAATCCGTGAACGCCCCAAAAGGGCTTGCTTCCGCAGAACCAGTAGGCGGGCTGACGTTCAGAATCAGCTTTGCAGGGTCACTCCACGTCTGCGATGTCTCGCCAGTTTCGTTTCCCCATTCGTCCACAACAGGCGTTTTCTCGCCAACAGGGTTCGAGTACCACAGCGGGCGCTTGTCCAGCGGGCTTCCATTGAACATCAGCCGATAACACCTACTCTCGGAACAACTTCATTCAGCAGAGACTGCGCCACATCGGAGCTTTCCCACACACGAGTGATGCCGTTGTTGGTATAGCTCGTCTGTCCGTTTGCACCGATGTGGTTGTACAGTTCCGCTGCAATGCGTATCTGCAACGACTGATACTGCAAGGGCAGCTCGTCCGGTCTGTTGCCGAAGGGGTAGCCCTGTGCAAATATCTTGTCTTTGGCGAAATCAAGCAGCAGGTCGAAGAGTGGGTAGTCCTCGTCCGTGATTTCACGGTCAAGTGCAGGAGCGATGTACTGTCCCAGCTTGACTGCCGCTTCGGAATACTGGTCTCCCATGCTGCTTTCCTCCTTTCGCCTTAGTAAGCCTTGATGCAGTACACAGCGTCCATGCGCTCAAAGGACGGCAGGACGATTTCAGAAGCATAGACGTTGGCATTGACCGGGTGAACGGTCAGTTCGGTGGTAATGGCAACGCCAGTGTTCACGATGGACACAGATGCACCGGACTGACCAGACAGCAGGTCGGCTTCCTCAGGAGTAGTGCCGTACCAAGTGCTGCCCAGAGCACCAGAAGGAGCAACCACCACCATGCCGTCAGGCAGGTACTTTTCGCTTGCGCTGTACTGGTCTGCCTTGAACATCTTGTCGTACAGATGGATGGTCAGCCCAGTTGCGGATTCGATAATCTGCCGTGCTTCGGCATCCAGAAGAACGGCGTTTGCTTTTGCGGTGACGGTCATGAACCGATTCTTCACCTCGTCCGTAGCAATCATGTTGCGGAAGGTGGCAGTGTTCATGTACACTTCGGTCACAACCTCGCCAACGCTTGCCAGAACAGCGTCCTTTGCGGCATTCAGATCGGCAATGGGGGTGGCGGTGGTGACGTTCCACTTAGACTTTGCGGCAGAGACTTCTTTGTAGTTGGTGGACTTCCAAGTGCCGTCCGGGTCGTAGTTGTAGGTGTAGTTCACACCGTTTGCCTTGATGGTGATGCCAGGAACGCCATTGGTGGGAGCCAGAAGCTGCCAGATCATGCGCTCAGGAACAATGCGTGCGCCAGTGATAAGCTGTGCGGTGTCATCGTACAGACGGTTCATCACATCACGAGCATAGGGGTCGTTGCTGTCCAGAACACGCAGGATTTCCTGACGATCTTTCTCGCCCAGATGGTAACCTTCACGGAAGAACGGCATCTCGGTCTCATCGAACTTGAAGCCCTCACGGGTGCGGAACGTAGCCTTTGCGTCAAATGCGCTGGGCATCAGGGACACGCCCACGCCCTTGTGACCGCGCAGCCACTTCAGGTCGAGACCGGCCTTCTTCTTTGCGGGGAACAGTGCGTCAGATGCAAAGGGCATCGCATTGGTGGGGTCATTCGTCCAATAGGCGGCAATCGCAGCCGGGGCAAAGACTTCCTTAAGATTCAGTGCCATGTTGTTTTACCTCCTATTAAGCGTTCACGCTGATGTTGTCACGGCAGAAGATGCCGGGGACGGCGGTCTTGAGTGCCTTGATTGCGTCAGCGTCAAAGGTGAAGCTGGAACTTGCTGCTGCCTTCTTGGTGTCGATAACGCCACGAATCAGCAGGGAAGCGTTGGGGTTCTCTGCCGGGTCAACGTCATACAGCAGGATGCCGTCAGCGTTGATGGTCTTAGAACCAGTCTCGCCAGCAGCAACAGCTTTCTTGCCAGCCAGTGTCATGGGATAGCCAGCCTTAACCGCAGCAGTTTCGGTCACGGTAAAAGGAATGGCGGTGTAGTCATTGGAAGCAAGGATGGTATCGTTGATTCCGTTGACCGTGTTTCGGGTAAACTTCATGTTTTCCTCCTTGTTAATGGAAAGCACTCATTGCGTCACTCGATGCCTTAGAAGTGTTTGCGTTCTGCTGTGCAAGGCTCTTGGCAAAAGCCACGCCCTCACTGTCAGAACTGCCATTGCCATCCGCACCCGGAGGTGTGGGCATATCCTTCAGCAGAGAAGCCTTGTATGCGGTGTCGTGGGCAGTCATAAACTCCGACTGGAACTTAAACACCTTGTCCATGTCACCGTCAGCCAGTGCAGATGCAGCCTTGTTTGCAAGCTCAGCGTCATAACCCTGTGCAACGAACCTCTCACGGTAAGATGCAAGGGTCTTTTCCTTGACGAGGTTCTCTTTGTCGGCAGTCAAGGCTTCAATCTGCTTCTGCATCTCTGCCAGCTTGTCAGCCTGTTCCTGAGCGGCATTCTCGTCATCGGTACGCTTTGCCTTGAGCTGCTTCTTGTACTCAGCAGCTTCGCCATTGGCTTTCGTCACGGCGTTGCGCAGCTTCTCAACCTCTGCGGTCAGGTCGGGAGCTTTTTCAATAGCAGCAACGATTTCTTCGGCGGTCATGCCATCTTTGTAGGCATCACCAAGTAACGCTTTGTAGTTCATATTGTTAATTTCCTCCTGCGTTTTTTTACCGTTGCTTCCCTGCAACGCTGCGAAATTTGTATCCCGGCTTCCCTGCCGTGTTTATGGCAAAGGACTATTCGCCCTCTGTTTCTCTATTGGTATCGGTAGTCTGTTTGTCTTCCGTGTTCCCGACATTTGCGTCGGTAGCATTCTGTTTGGGCTGTTCCTGCGGCTTCGGTGCTTTCCCATCTTCGCCCAGCTTGCCAGCGGCAATCAGGAAGGGCTTGCTCATTTCGTAAGCAGCCTGCGGGTCAGGAAACAGACCGGGCGTGGTGAACGCCAACTGCGGGTCAATCGGCTGCTGAATCATCTGCGCAAAAATCTGAACCTTGCTCTGCTGGTTATCGTACTGACGGCGGGGCAGTTTGATGTTGATGTCACTTGCCATCAGCTTAGAACCAGCCGTATCACGCAGTATTTTCAGCATTACAGACAGGATTTGGCGTTCAGCATACTTGAACATATTCTCGTACTGCTGCGCCCTTGCTTCGGTGTGATTCCAGCCGTTGCGGACGATGACTGCGCCCACGTTGTCGGACGTTGCATTTTCGCTGCCAGTGGCACTAGGCATGGCAGTCAGACTGCGATACACGTTCAACATGGAATCAAGCAGGGTCTGGCTCTGCTGCTGGTCAAGCTCGTTTGCAATCTGCGAGACAGAAGCGGGCAGACCAGCGGTGGATTTCAGGCACATTGCGCCAAGCTCTTTTACTTGGTCGAGAGCATCTTTGTCCACAAGGCAGTTGGTAAACACCATGATGGACTGGATGAACTGCGCCACGCCGTCCAGACGGTTGCTTTCAAGGTCGTTGATGGCATCCAGCACAGGGATAGCCGGTTCAAACAGCCCCATTCGCTCCGGGTTCAGCTTGTATTCGACCATCGGCAACATTCCGAGAGAATGGCTCTCCGACTTTGTGACCTTGCCGTTGTCGATTTCAAAGTACTGGTTTGGCGTGTACACGCAAATCAGGTCGTTCAGGTCGTTCTGATAATTGCGTGGGATGTGCAGCACGTTGGCGATGGGCTTGTGTCCGATACCGGAGTTATAAATCACATACGCCATATCCGGGTCAGGAACGTCCACCAGCAAGGGCGTTTCGTCCGGGTAGTTACCGCCGTAACCCTTGTCGGGAAGAACAATGCGGTATCCCTGTCCACACTCCAACATCCACTGCCAGAGCCGCCGATCAAGCGCATCCTTGCCCTCATACTGCAAGGCATTGGACAGGCGGGCAATTTCCTCACCGTCACCAGTTGCCGTTTCAGACCGCACATAAGAGCAAGGAGTGCCGCTCATGTAGCCCGTGTAGAAGCCCACGCACTCGTTGGCATGGTTCTCTACAATGCGGTTGGTGATTTCAGCGTGGTACTCCTTCGTTCGGTGGAGGACAGGCTGGACACCCAAGTAGTAGTTGTGCAGAAAGCAAATCTCGTTCTTATTCAGCAGATGAATAGGCTCTGCCTTGCCCATGACCACTTTCAGCACGTTTGCTTGATTGATTTCCGTCTCCGGCGTTTCAATCGGTCTACGTCCAGTCAGCGGTTCATTCAAAAAGCCGTCAACAACTATCTGATACTCAGCCATGCGTTCCTCCTTTCCGTTAAAATCTTCCCATCATCTGTTTGTACTGTTCTGCAAACCGTTTTTGCACAAACAGCTTTTCAATTTCAGAACCGCCTTTATTGCCAGTTCCCATAGAGGATTGCTTTTTTATGCTTGCAACCTCTACGCACCCATTTGGTGCTTCGTATTCGCTAACAAACACCATGAACGGAACTTCTGAAAGCCACTTTTCAAATGATTCATGGTCAAAATCGCATTTGTAACCCGTACAATTCGTCCGTTTATAAGGGGGGTCTGCGTACACAACTGCATTTGACGGAATTTGTACGTCCCTGTAATCCATTTGCAGGCCTTCAAGCCTTTGCAGACCTTCAAGATTTTGTAGGCGTTCAAGGTTCTGCAAGCGTTCAAGATTTTCTAGTCTTGCAAGGTGTTCTAAATCATAGAGCCTTTTATGTTTCACTCGACTTCCAAGCCACTGTGAATAAAGCCTTTTGTATTCCTTGTTATTCGACTTAATATCTTTTGAGCTGCCGTCCGAGTCTATTCCGAACTCTCGCAAAAGGGACGTATCGCCAAACACTCTTGCATAGTGCAAAGCCTTTTTCCACGGTTCAATCTCTTTTGAATAGAGATAATCCCTACGGTTGTTGCCGAAGCTCCAACAGAGCGAAACGTAAGGGTCGGAATCCTTCAGCCTATGAAAATCTTCACGGCTAATCCAACGCGTTTCGTTGGCATACTTGCCGTGAACAGCGTCCATGAACAGCTGCGGCACATCACCGACGTCATTTGCAACGATGTGATTCCATTTGCCAGACAGTAACGCAGCGTGTGTGACTGCGCAGCCGCCAGCAAACAGGTCAATCAGTGTGTCACCAGCAGGAAGATTGGAGATAACCCACTGTGCGATTTTGTTCTTGCTGCCACGATACGGCACACCATATCTCACGGTAGGCTTCTCCTTTCTTGCAAAATAAAAAGCGCAGCAAGACAAACCTGTTAAGGTCTATCTCACTGCGCTTACAACTGCGCTTCAAAAGCTATTCAGTTTTTAAACTTTGGTACGGAGACCCATGTATCTTTTGGAAGGTTGGAATCTCCAATTGTAATCCAATGGCAAAGAGGGCACAGAAGGGAGAACTTGCCTTCTACTTCACCAAGATAACGTCCGCAATCACACGGATTGCCGTTTGCGTCTTTTCGAGGACGCTTGCATCTGACTTTCGCTACCATCTGTGCTCCTTTCGTTGAATTTCTGGAAACAGGCTGTTGAGCACAGACCTGTTAGAAGCTGCTGGGAAACTGTTCGCACTTCCAGCCGTGCTATTCTCCGCCTAGAGAAACTATTGCAGCCTTTACATTCAGTTGTCGGACAAACGTAAAACGGTAAGCTGCAATTTTGGTGCTGCATAATGGATTTGAACCAATGTATGTCCGGTTATGAGCCGGGTGCTCTAGCCTGACTGAGCTAATGCAACATAGAAACCCGGCTTGATTGGTTAACCGCTGCTCTTTGCAATGTCATGCCTAACCATTGCATCGAGAGCCGGGAATAGCGATGGAGGTTTTGGAGAATAAAGCCATGCAAAGCTAGGTAGTTGGTTGTGCTGCGTAACGGAATCGAACCGTTGCTTGCCAGCCGTGGGGGAGGCAGGCTGGCATTCCCCTAACAATTGGAAACGCAACATATAAAGTCCGGTGAAGGCGAAAGAGCAAGAAAACCTCCACCGGTAAAAGGAGGAATATGCTTGTTGACACGTACGCGAGTAAAAATGACAAAACCCCCCGTGCAAGCTATTCCTTTAAGGGAAGCTGCAAAACTTCCTACGTACATTATAAGCCTTGTCAAGTGGTGAAATCAAATAAATAGACCCAGAGAACACAATATATTGTGTTCTTAATCAAAAAGGCCTCTTGACAGGCTCAATTTTACTGATTCCGTTGTACAATTCATCGGCAAGCTGTGCCAAACTGTCCGGTGCATCATCGTGCGGAACTTTGCCAAGCTGAGTGAACATCGTGACCTGTTCCATGAACGCCTTGTACTCTTTCGACTGGTGCTTTTCGTCAAGGAAATAGAACCGTTTGATGTCCGGCGCATACTGGATGATTCTTGAAAGCTTGCTTTGACCACTTGGCGCACGCTGGCTGCGGACAGAACAGTGATACCCCTGCTGCCGGAGCTGGCTGTCTACCACGTCGCAATATTCATCGCCGCCGTTGTTGGCTTCACCGCGCACCACGTTGATTTTATGCTGAATGATTTTGCCAACAACTTCCGGTCTGGTCACGGTCTTGTCGCCGTTATTGAACACGAGATCAGGGATGAACACAGCATCGCCGTACACATAAGCGATAGGACAGGCCGTGAAGTCACCGCCGCCCCATGCAATGTCCATGACCATGAGCTTGCGATCAGGCTCACCGTCAGGCAGAACGCCGTTGAAATACCGAAGTTCATCGGCAGGGAACAGCAGACCTTCACGCACATAGGGCTTGCCCATATACTTTGCCCACCATGTTGCATCGTCAATGCTGGCTTTCATGTCGGCATAGTAGGCATCGTCAAAGCCAACTCCATAGTCATAATTGAAGTTGCTATGTCCGTTCTCATCCACCGCAGGAATCACCCGAAATCGGTACTTCGGGTTGTCTGCATACTGGTTCTGGATACGCCCCAGAGGGTCAAGCACGTTCCAGCGTGTGCCGACCATCAGTTCTAATGCACCCTGCTTTTTACGGTCTTTCAGCTGGTTCAGGTAGGCATCGTACTTGTTGTTCAGACGCTCAACGTTCAGGCTTTCCTCTAAGTCCTCAATCAAGTCATCACTGTACAGAACGCCGCCCTCACCGATTTCAACAGCACCAGTCAACGTGCCGCCAATAGAGCGGCAGGTCAGAGTGGGGAAGCGCTTCTTTCGGTTCAGGTCAACGCTTTCGTCTTTTGCACTCTTATCCACAAGCTGAACGTCAGGGAAGATTTTGCCCCAGTTGTAGGTAACAGGGTCGGTGATGATGGACAGCACTTCGCCGTAGAAGCCGTTGGTCAGCTTATCAGAATGTCCGCTCATAACCGATGCAACGTCAGGACGGTTGCCCATCAGCCATGTGATAAAAAATATACAAAGAGTACTTTTTCCTGTACGCGGGGGCTGACTAACCCCCAGAAATTCTACACGATGGAAAAACAAGTCCTCTAAATCACGAACCAGCGTCAAAAGCACTTTTCTTCGTGGCTGATAGAACTTCTTTTCCGGCGCACGATTCCATTCAAGGTAGATGCAATAGCTGTCAAACACATCTTTTGCTTCAAACAGGTACGTCCGGCCGATAATGTCATAGACCTTCGCCACGTCCTCGCCTGTTTTCATCTTGCCCATCATGGCTGCGCAGACAGAGCGCAGCTCACCAGAGTATTTGTAGGCATCGAACCGCTTGTCCTGTGGCAGGGCGTCTCTTAGGTTCACCACCGCCTGAAACCAGTCCTCATAGACCTGTGCTTCGGTCGGATTCTGCTTTGAATACGCTTTGATACTGTCAATGATGGCGATACACTGTTTTGGCTGCATAAAAAATAGGCACCCCCTACCTGAAAATGTAAAGAGTGCCTACAACTGCACAAAAAGTATTTTATTCTGTTCGGTTGAAATCCGTTAAAAAATAAATATCTCAAGCATTTTCGACAAGAACATCCCGCAAATCAATGCAGATTCAATCATTATCAGCGGCATATTATCGTTTAGAAAATCGAGGAATCGAAGCTCAATCCAATCCAATCTGTCTCTCATTTTCATACTACAATCCTATACGTTTTATTTTTAATTGGGTCAATGCAATTTGAATATCTTGTAAAAGGCTTTATATAGACAACCTTTCCGTTTTTATAGTGTCTAACAAATCCACGAACATTCACAGCTTTAGTTGGTTTTGTATAGGAACGCTTGGAGGATCGATTGTTTATATTTTTTCTTATCGGAGATGAGTTTTTGACGACAATGCTTTCACTGCTTTGGCTTCTCGCCTTTTTGGCACATTCTTTCTTTGAAAGAATTCCATGGTTAAACGATACATATTTAACTGGCCTTTTTTCGTTCATGTAAGCCATTATGGAAGCGTAAACGGAAACAGCGCTCTGAATATTTTCTTCTTTCTCTCGCTCTGGTAGCTTACTAAGAAATACATCAACTTTTTGCGAGATTCGATGCCACAAGAATTTAAGCAGCAAATCGCCTTCAATGGAAATTCTAAACAAGACAGTAAATAGCCGATCGTTTTCTTCCGCCCTAATTATTGTATGCAGTCCTTCTTCATCATCGCTTACAACGATAACCGAAGAAACAAAAGTAGGAACATAGCTTCTGACTTGCTCTTTATGGCTATCTCTCCATCTTAAAAGACGTTTGCAATCTTCTCTTGATATTTCAATTCTAGCCATTATCATTCGCTCTCTTTCATTCCCAGCTCATTTTATGCTTTTTAATCGCACAAGTATCTCCAATTCCATCTACTCGGATGATTTCTTCTTCAAAACAAACGGAGTTTTTACTCACCACACGCATAATTAAGCCTACTTTCAGCGGGGATTCAGGTTCATAGCCGTCGCCGCATTTGCTTGTAGTAAGCCATCTGACATACTCATCATCGCAGCGCTGTCTTGCATATACTTTTCCGTTTTCTTTACAACGATAAAGATCATTGCAAAATTCTTCACCAATAAAACAAACCGTTCTTACGTTTTCCATATTAAACCTCCGGTTTTAGTGGGAGCGGCATCCAATGAGTGACAGGCCACTCGTAATCATCAGCGTCTATATAAACTTCGCCGCCTCTGTTAACAAGATTTCCCATTGCTTGCCACCCATAAAATCTTGATGAAACATCCATGTTTATTGCAATCACTTCATCATCTGGCAAATCATAATACTTTGCTTCTTCCCACGCAGTCCGAATGATTTGTTCTTTTGTGAACTTTTTGAATCCGTAAAGGGAAGTCATTATGCGAGCCATTATTTCATCTTCATTTTCATCGCCCCACTTGAACTTAAAGCATATTTTAAGAAAATCAACCAATTCTTCAAGTTTGACATATTGCTCCATAAGCTGCTCCTTTCTCTGGTTATACAGTGTTGGTCTCGGTTCTTCATCTCCAAGCGTCTGTTTGTAACGAAAATGCCTTTCAATAATGCCGCTTTAGAAAATTATTTACTAAAATCCATCTTCATAAATGAATTGCACAGTTTATTTTACTTCTTCTGCAAGCTGGTTGAGCCTGCGTTTCAGCTCGTCTGCATCGTAGTACAAGGCGTCTGCGATGGCATTGAGAATATCGGGCTTGTCGGTGTAATCGCACAACGTTTCAATGAGCTTCAAGCTCTGCTCTGACAATTTTACGGTTTTCATGTCGTTTTTCCTTTCTCATTCGGTTTTATTCTAGGTTGCGAACAATGTCACCTCGCGGCTTTCGCGCGGTTTACATCATAATCAGCAAACATAGACGCTGCAATCTTCATGGCTTCTTCTATTGTAGGAGCCTTGATGAACGCTCTGCATCCAAACAAAACTCCGCTTGCATTTGTTTTGCTATTTTCTGGAATGATGTAGATTTTTCCGTTTTCGCGTTTGGCAAGCCATGTAGGAGTACTCCTGTATACTTCTTCTTTCGCCTTGCGTTCAGCTTCCATTTTTTCACGGACTTCCTTGAAAACAACATCAGCTTTCCGCTCTGCATCTTGCTTAGACCACGCATCGACATAAGCGAACCCGTGCTGCCAGTGACCAATGATAACATTTTTCTCAACGTTATCTAAATGCTGTTCACAGCAATCTGCGCCACCATAGGCATAAACCGTATAAGTGAGCGGTTTTGCCGTCAACTCTTTGTTATCCTCGTATTCTTCAACATCGGCATCGTACATCTCTGCAATTTTCTCCGCACGTCTACGGCTCTCGGTCAGAGTAATGATGTGATAATCCTCGTATTCACTGCTTGTCACTGCGTAAAGTTTTCTAGCCATACTTTCACCTATTCTGTTCAGCAATCCGATACCATGTCTGGCGGGTCAGATAAATCCGTGTTCCTTTGCGTAGGATTCAAGATGAGGGCATTTGTCCAAAAGCGGATTGTCCTTGACGCATTCTTTGACCGCTTCGTCAATTCCAACTTCAAGAACATACTCTAATATGCCAGCGGTTATGTTTTTTATGAACCGATTGCAACCTTCCGATTCTTCCCAATTCATCTGTTTCATAACAATCCCCTTTCACTCATCGCAAACAGTCGGCTCACGCTTTCCATCTGAACCGAGTTTCGTCAAATAGTTTATGTATCTTTTGAAGATTGTATCGTCTTGGCCAAATGAAACATAAACTGCGAGCATAGTTTGAATCGTGTTATCTGTATTTTTTGGTTCTACAATAATTTCCTCATTTTCAAATTCGACAGTGCAATTTACTTGCTCGCAAACATACAAAAACGAGAAAAGTTCTGTGCACCCGGGAAAATCGAACACTGAACGTAGTTTGATTTTTCCATCCGATACAATTAAATGCCCATAAGGAGAATCTGTTATCAAATTGGATTTTTTCATGTTAGTATACCCTTTCTGCTGATTTTATATTGCCACGCCTCAACAGAAATGGTATAATACTGGTGTACTATCATCCTGTTGAGGGATTGGTGGTTCTTGTTTGTAGCAGCGGCCTGTGGTGGGTCGCTGCTTTTTATTTTTCCTCTTTATTGGCATACTTGCGTGTGGTGGCCGCATCAGTGATGCCATACTTTTCACGATACTTTTTGACCGTGCGCCAAAACGTAGCGGACTTTAACCCAAGTTCATTCATCATAATCTTCGGCGTGGTCTTTCCATTCTGCCAGTCGTTATAGAGCTGCCGAAACTTCTCTTCGTCCACTTCGACAGGCTTTCTGCCTTTATACTTACCTTCTGCCTTTGCGATTTCGATTCCCTCCTTCTGCCGTGCCAACATTGTTTCACGTTCCAGTTGTGCCAAAGCCGCAAATACAGTCAGCATAAATTTTCCGTTAGGCGTAGAAGTGTCGATGTTCTCTTTCTGGCTGACGAACTTTACATTCTTTTTTTCAAGTTCTTCAACGATTTCCAGAAGGTCTTTTGTGGAACGAGCCAGACGGCTGAAGCTCTCAATCACAAGAGTGTCGCCCTCACGAACAAACGCTAGCATCTCTTTCAACTGCGGGCGATCAGTGTTCTTTCCGCTCATTTTATCAATGAACACCTTTTCAACGCCAAGCTGTTCCATAATGACTTCCTGACGAGCTGTGTTTTGTCCGGCTGTCGAAACTCTTACATACCCAACTTTCATTTTTGCGTCCTCTCTTTCTATCAAAGATTATATCATATTTTGATAGTACTGTCAATATAGTTTTGATAGTACGGAGAACAAAAATATAGCCAGCAGTTAGAGAACATCTAGCCGCTGGCTTTTTTCGTTTAGATTAACCCGCTGCGAACGAAGCGGAAAGCATAAATTCAAGGTAAGCGAAGATAATAAGCATGGCAACTATAAGCACAACTTTGCCAGCACTTATATATTTTCTGTTTTTGCCGCCACATTCAGGACAGGTCTTAGCCGTTTTAGAAATCATGTGACCGCAGTGTTCGCAAGGAATCAAATCGCTCTTAGGCATTTTGTTTTTCATTATGTTCTCCTTATTCATCCACAAGGTCTGCGTACTTGACTTCGATGCGGGGCAGTTCATTGGTAGTACTGGTCAATGCTCTGGTGATTTTTTCAAGCCCGGTGAACTCACCATAGACGGTAATAATATCATCTTCCAGAATCTTCACGGCATCGCCACCACGCTTATCCAGCATATAATATTCATCGTCTGAATAATAACCATATCCACTGTTGTCCGTGTAGGTTCTCCACGCTTTTTCGGTGCCAGAGAAGTTGACATCAATGATCTGCCAGACCTTCACCTTAACTACGATCTTTGTGCCCTCATACTTTTCAGGATAACGGCACAGGTCCTTGTAGCTCACTTCTATGCAATCTTCTCTATATTTCTTTTCGGTTTCAATCTCTGCTTCAATCTTTGCCGCAGCTTCACTTGCCGCGCGCTGACTGTCTGCAATCGCTTTCTCTTCTTCAGCTTTCTTGCTGGCAGCCGCTTCGCTTTCAGCTTTTTCTTTCGCCGCTTTTTCAGACGCTGCTTTCGCTTCCGCCTTACTACTAGCAGCGGCCGCGGACGATGCTGCATTTTCAAGTGCTCTAGCTTCGGCTTCTGCGGTCCTTTGCGCTTCAGCTACTTTATCATACGGAAGCATCATTCCAACAATGAACAGAACCAGCGTTGCAGCAAAAATTGCAAGGTTGGTTTTTGCACTATATTTTTCGTGTTTGATTTTCGCCTTTAAGGCGTTCCATGCGATCTTTGTAGCATAACAGGCGCAGACAAACAAAAATCCAACGCCGATTTGCCGCCAATCTTTTAACGCAACGGAAGCGCAAACACCATAGGCGATATACGCAGCCATTGTCATATACCACAGCTTGTTGCAGGTTTTTCCACTAACCGCAACAATTGCACAGCAAGCGGTCAGAATGAACCCAACGATCAGGAGAATAGCATATAAGTATTCCATTTTTTGATTCCACCTTTCTTATTGTTGAGTATACCATACAATACAGACCCTTTGTAGCGGTCTTTTTATTTTTGCGAGAAATTTTTGAATTGTGCATAGAGAGCAAGATTAAAACTTGTGCAAATCACTTCACTTTCTTCATTGGTCTGCCATTAGGAAGCTGCGGCGACTTGATGGCCTGTTCCCATGTCATTCCTTTCTTCTTCACTCTATAAGTAACGGTAGGGACAAGCAGCCCGTATTGTTCACACCATTCTGACAAAAATTTTGTTTCTCCATCCATCGTAATTGTCATGCCGTGTTTTTTGTAAAACTCGGGTCTGTTGAACTCGCTTCGTGGACGCTGATTTGTCATCTGTTCTTTCATTGTCGCCCATCGACAGTTTTCGGGACAGTAATTTCCGTCATTGTTAATTCGGTCAATTCTTAACTCGTCACTATATCCATGAGATAATGCCCAATCTTGAAATGCCTTGTAATCGTCAATCCATTCATCGCAAATAGAAATTCCTCTTGCGCCATAATATTTATAAGCAATCGACTTGGGGTTATAGCATCTCTGGTGCATACCATACCAAATATTAGCGATTCGATGATTTACGCATCCGTATGTTTTTGATTCCATCCTTCTTGCAACGCAATTAACGCCACAAGATTTTGCTGTTCCGTTTGAAAGCAACGCTGAACGAACATTTTTAACATTACCGCAGTCACATTTACAAGGGAACGTACGATTTCTCTTGTTATACGCACCGATGATTTCAAGATGCCCAAATCTGCGACCAATCCAATCTTTGGAATCGTATTTTCCATAATTAAAATTGCAAGGGCATTTTTCAGCAACGCCATCAACTACTTTCTTTCCAGAGCGTTGCGACTTCTTGTGGCATCTAGTGCATTCACAAAGCCAACCATTGCCGCCTAATATTTCAAGCACTTTCCAAGTGCCAAACACCTGTCCAACATATTTTTCGTCATGGTATGGGTACAGATGCAAATATATTTTTTGAGCATCGGCTTCTTTTTGTTTTTTTCGGATTTTTTGGCGCTCTTCTCTTGCCGTTGCATTTTTTGCAAGTCTTACTGCTTTGCGTTCTTCTTTCATACAAGCACAATGTCCAGAGTTTTTCCCAGTAACATAATCCTTGCCGTTACGGGTCGTTCTAATCGCCCCGCAATGAACGCATTTTAACGTCCATATTTGTTTTGCACTATTCCTCATATCATCTGCGGGCTGAACATCAATAACTTCAAAATCGCCGTATCTTTTACCGATTCGTTCCTTGTAAAATCCATCGCACCACTTTTCTAGCGACCATTCAGTTTTTTCCATGTAATCCTCCTTGTATCGTTATTTTCTGATTCCATTATACCACTTTTTTAGTGGAAGTACAATGTTTATTACACTATATGTGGGGCTTCTTTTATGTGGCAAGGATGGATGAAGTGTTCACCCACCCCACCCCCGGCGTTCCCTGTATCCCCCGCCGGTGCACCCCTGCCCACTCCAGCGCACCCGGACAGACCACACCAGAGCCAGGGCGGGCAAGCACCAGGGCAGACACACGCCCGGACGTTGGACACGCTGCACCGGTCTGCACTCGATGCCAGAAAGACCGCGCCGGGCAAATCGTACCGGCGGCGGGCGCTGGAGGGCGTGGAGCTCCTCTATCATGTGTATTATGATAGCTCTATCACAGGCATGGTATATTGATAGCAATATAAACAAATATCACAAGGATATTTTGTTGTTTCTTGTGATAGTAAATTACTATCTATATATTGACATGCCACCCTATTGATAGTATAATAAAGGCACAAACAAGAACAAACCACATTGAACCAAAACAGGAGGACAAAAACCATGAAAGAAAAAAGAACCATGCGGGATATCAAATTCCAGTATCCGACCATTATTCAAGTAAGCTATTGCGATGCACAGAATATGCTGTGCATGGACGACCCCGCCGCCTATACCGCCGGTATGTATGGATGGAACGCCGACATTTACCCGATTACCTCAGGCGTTGCAATCTGCACCGGGTACCGTCCTTTTGGTAACATCAAGCCCGATCGGGAAACGGTCAGCCGCTACGAAAAGCGGGCGCGGGAAATGCGCTGGGACTTGTGGAACGCTGAGGAGCTGGCGGCGCACCTGCACAGCTTGCAGATGGAATTTGTTTGGGAGGTGTGCAATTTATGAACAAGCTTGTTTTTGAAGTGAACAACGGCAGAAAATTGGAACTTGTGCAGCGGGAGGATAACGGAACGACCCTTATTTGTTCCCTCGATGCACCGGACAACGAGGCATATATAAGCGCTGGCGACTTTGTACAGCTGATTAACCTTTACCGCTACTGCAAGCGGTACGACATCAAAAACGATTGGATTAACCCCAACGGCAAAAACACGGAGGTGTGAAAAATGATTGATCTTGATTTTTCCCAGTGGGCTGTCCTCTGGTATGTTGGCGGCATGATCTCCGGCGCATTGGTAATGATCGCCATTTTCAACAGCTAATAAGGGAGGGGCATAAAAATGACAGACTTAGAACAAAAGTGCAACGAGTACCGCGAATATAAGCGGCTGGCAGAGCAGGCGGAGCAGATGCGGGACAGCCTGCGGGATGAAATCATTGCCATGATGCAGGGAGCGCCGGAGGTTGTCGCAGGCGCTTGCAAGGTGATGTATAAGGACGTGCAAAGTGTCCGACTCGATAGCAAGCTTTTACAGGCAGCGCACCCGGATATTTATGCTGAGTGCAGCAAAAAGACCGTTTACAAGCGGTTTAGCGTGGTATGAGGGGGTGCGACAAGTGATATTATCCTGTATCCTGTTCTTTTTTTGGTTTTTTAGCGCCTTGTTTAAGGCGAGCAAATGAGGAGGGCTATATAATGACTACTACCACCATCAAGGGGATTGACCCCATCACCGGACTGTATACAACCCGATACTATGCACGCAAGGCTTGCCCCGGTGACTGCGTTGTTGTCAAGGTCTGCGGCGGCTATACCATCATGACCGCAACAGATTATAACATCTGGCGCAAACAGCGTTGACCCGTTTCCCATTCCTACCCCGCCCACGCTGGCGGGGCTTTTCTTTTGCCTTGCATCTGCTGAGGGTGCAGGGCTTTTATCTTGCCCTGCTGCAATACAGCCCCATACAAGCGTTTACAGTGTGTTTTGTGTTGTTAATGCAATTATACCGCCCACGCCGCAAAACGGCTTACAGGGCTTTACAGGTGCGTTTCCTACAATTTACCCCATTCTACCACCGCAGATACCAGACCGACACAAGCGGCTATAATACCACCTGCGCCACGCTGGAGCGCACCACAGCGCCGCAGCGCCTCCAGCACATACCCAGATACCACTGCCACGCCGGACACTATACAGGCCAGCGTAGCCGCCCTATTATAATAAGGTATATAAGGGGGCGCCCCTGTTATGGATCCATGCCAGACGGTGCAGCACATCGCAGACCATGCCAGCCCGGCGGGGTCTCGATACCTACCGCGCCCGGCGGCTTGCACTCTGGCACTGGGTCAGCCTGACACGCTCCAACCGGCGGGGCAGTCCAGCAGCAGGAGCGCGGCGGGCGGCGCGGAACCATTGGCGGCTTGCGCCGCATCTCTTTTCGGGCTTTCGCCCGATAGCTAATAGAGGTCAGCAATAGTCGCAGCGTTCCAGCTGAAATAGTCGTAGCCAATAGTCGTAGTTTCTACCGGCGGATAGTCGTGGAATAGTCGCAAAGTCGTCAGACGACTAGCTTTTGAAAGTCCCATATATCGTATAGTAGCGAGCAGTTCGCCGATAGTCGCAGAGTAATAGTCGTTACGTTTTATTGCGAATTGTCGTTAAATAGTCGTGTGTTTTTGTGTGAAATAGTCGTTCGCCTTTTAGGAGAAGAGAGGTGCGATAGTCGCTAAGCCATCTGACCACATCAAAAATCACCTCTCGTTCCAATTTCGCATAATTTATTCTTCCGCTAGTTATATCTTTTTCGTATAATAACAGTACTTATTATAGTATACAGACATAGTTACTCCCAATAATCACGGATTATTTCGTATAATAACTAATACCATTCGATTCCGTCTGTTCCTGCTCGATTTAATTCCCAGTAACTTACTATAGTATCTTAATCAATCCATAGCATTTTGCTATGATTAGTTAATGCAACATTTCTACATATTCAACCGACTACAAAATGAAGTCAATTCTCCATGTGAAATAGTCGTAGTAGCTACCGGATTAGATGCTGCTTCCCTATGCAGGTTAGGTGCTGTTCCCGTTAGAGGTCACCCGGTCGGCGCGGTGCGCCGGACAATAGAGGGTGACGTAACGTAAAGGTCAGATGGACGGTCTGCCTTTATTCAGCCAATAAGAGCCTGACGGCAGATGCCGGTCACGGTCTGCTCTGCTGGTAACGGTATAGCTTTGGAGATAGAGGGTTGTAGGGAGAAAGAACCTTTACAAAACGCTTGGTTGTCGTTTTTGGTTGTCGCAGTTGTCGTACCATTTTGGCGTGGGGGCCTCAAACAATTTATTTGTTTGAGGGGGGAGTTAGGGGGATTATAGGGGGTAATAGGGGTTGTAGGGGAAAGAGGGGGAAGAAAGGGGGGAAGATTGGATGCGAACGCATACAAGTGCATTCACTTGCATGCAAACGCATCACGCTGATAGTCGTAGCCATATCAGCCCAAACGCCACTTAATCGAGACGGTTCCTGCTCAAAATAAGACCTTGCCGTTTTCTCTCGATAAATAACAGACGAAAAAAGCATGGAATAGTCGCAGAGGGTAGTTTTACCACCTGATGCCATTCCATGCTTTCTGATACAGTAGTTTTGTAGTCGTACAAGCTAAGATTAGATATTCTTGGCTTCTCTTGCCTTACGCAGACGCTCTGCCAGTGCTTCACGCTGCTCTTCGCTGATCTCACGGGTGATGGGCGAGCGGAACTTCACAAGACGTTTCGGCATCGAATAGGTCTTGGATTCCTTGCACCGCTTGGCAGACAGCTCCGCCATAAACTTGTATGTGTCGGGGAACTGCTCACAGAGCTTGTCCAGCTTGCGGATATAAACCGGGTCTGCCGTGTAGATTTCTGCGGTATCTTCCGCTGCGTTGAAGTTGATGATAGTCTCACGTTCGATGTTGGTAAGTGCCATAGTTGTTTTCCTCCTGTATTTTGTGTAGTGAAAAATATTTATTGGGTTCAGACGGTAAACTTATCGCCCTGCCCTGTTATCTGTTTTTCTTGCCTATTCTACTTTGGCGATTGGAGCGCAGAAGCGATGTTATATGATTTTTTGTCCAATCTGCGCAATTCAAGTCTAGTTGGAAGCAAACCACGGCAAAAGTATGCACTCCCAAAAGGAGTTCCTTTTACTGGGCTATCCATGTGTTTTGGATTCATAAAATCTATTCTCTGGTCGAAACAAAGCATTTGAACGTCATTTTTGAAAATCTCAAATCTTGTTTTCCCTTGAATACTATTTGCCGGAAGAAGTAATGCAAATGGTTTATTTAACTCGTATGCTCTACGAAGAACAGCATCTTTTTTGCTAAACGGCGGATTTGAAGCAAGAATGTCCCATTTTTGAGGTTCGTAATCAAAAAAGTTCTGTCCATAGTCAATATGGCTATAAATCACTTTATTCCCATTGTTTTCCAAAACACTGACAAACGCAGACCATTCTTTGTCAAACGGACACCAAATAATCTTATTGTCTGGAATAAATTCTAAGAGAGGTCTTACGGCATACCTTGGCGTATACTGTTCATCTCCGTTTTTTGAACTGTCAGATTGTAAATATCCTATATTTTCTGCCACAAGTTATCACCTCACATCCACACGCATTCTTTGAACTGCTGGGTCTCCATCTGAAACGTGATGTCTAGTGACCCTACGTTGCCCTCTTTGTTCTTCTCAAGCGCAAAGTGATAATGCTGCTCCGGTCGCTTTTTTGTGGTCACGTTCTGTGCCAGCAGAATGATTGCATCTGCGTCCTGTTCAATCTGTCCGCTCTCTCGCAGGTCTGCGGCAGTCGGTGGAATGCCTGTTCTTGCTGTCTCTCGATTGAGCTGCGCAAGTGCTATCACCAGCGTTCCTGTGGATTGTGCGAACTCATGCAGAGCCATGCTGATTTCCGTGACGGCACTGTATCGGTCTTTCGCTCCGGCTTGATGGATAAGCTGCAAATAGTCGATGAACACTACTTTTGCCTGCATCCTGATGGACTGCGTTCTAATCCATCCAACGCCTTTACCGGCGGCAGAGCGGACGTACAGTGGATATTTCTTGATTGCTGCCAGTCGGTCAAGTTCGTCAATGCTGACGGTCTTGTTTTTGACCGTGTGCAGCGGTACGCCTAGCTGGTTTGCGATGATACGAGCATAGAGAGTATCAGGGTCTGTCTCTAGGCTGAAATACGCCACCTTGCGTCCGTTTTTGGCTATTTCACAGGCAAGTTGCAGGGACAGAGCGGTCTTGCCAGCAGACGGTCTGCCGCCGATCACAACGAAGTTGCCCGGCACAAGATGCAAGTTGTTGTCCAACACTCTAAGCCCTGTGCTGATATACTCCGGTTTATCGTCTAGTTTGCAGATGTAATTGTCTATGCCATCACACATCGGGATGAAATCGCTTCTCTCGTTGTGCAGGTTTATGGCTTCGCCTAGCTGCTCATAGATACCCGTCAAGTCTGCGTATCGGGTCGAGCCATCAACGATTTTGAACGCAAGCCCTCTGGCTCTGGTCAATGCAGCCTGTTCTTTGACGATTCCAGCCCATCCCAGCATCATGTCATGGGTGACGTTGCGGATGAACTCTGCACCGAAGGCATCTAGGCATTCACCCATTGCCTTCTTGCAGTTATCGTACCGTCCCATGACTTCTACTGGGTTCCACTTGTCGTTGTGTTCCCAATAGCCACGAATAGCAGCGAATGTATCACGCAGCTCAGGGCAGAAATCGTCGATTTTAAGATCTTGCAGCACATCGGCGTATTCCGAGAACGTGAGGACTGCTCCCAGCAGGATGTATTGGGTTTGATTTTCAATATTCACCGCAGAAAGTCTCCCTCGTCAGGCAATTCAGCCATCGTCTGCTGGTAGCCACCGTTCCAGTCCTTCACGTTACGCATCCAGTTCCGTGCAGCAGCTTTCCAGTCTTTCATAGGCGACTTGCCGACCTTCCAGCCGTTTGCCGTGAAGTGGTCAACAAACCGCTCTGCTTCCAGCTCCGTGTAGCCCTTTTCGGAAAAGTAGGCTTTGGCTTGTTCGGCAGTCGGTGCTTTGAAACGTTTTACTTCGTTGGTATTTTTCTTTTCACATTTTTCTTTTTTATCAGATTCAGATACAGAATCAGATACAGATAAGCTACCATTCGTATCAGTTGGTATGTTTGGTATACCATTTATACCATTCGTATCCTGCGATACCATTGGTATGCTTTCGTATTTTTTATCGTTCCAACGCTTGTTTATGTTTTTCTTGTTTGCTTCTCGTCTACGTCTATCACGTTCTTCCATCTTCTGCACGTTCATATCATCAAACGCCTTAACGACTTTCCAGAGCATCCGCATAGCACGGTCGTTGTCGTATGCTGGCTCAAGTCCAGTCTCAACATACTGTGCATAGTTGCGGATGAATGCTCCAAATTCCTCATTCGTAAGTTCGCCCATCGCATGAACGTGTTCCAGCAGAAGAATCATTGAGGTTCTCGGCTTGTGTTCCTGCTCCATATTCAATCCTCTCTGTAACGGCTGTTCCACCGGCTGATGATTTCTTGTCGTCCGTCTTTTTCGTCATACGGTGACAAAACGCCATCTTCGCCAAAGCTATAGTAAGCGCTATTGCTCATTGATGCATTATGACACTTTTCACACAGAATCATCCATGTTGTTTGGTATCTTCTCTTTGAATCCACTTGATGCAATCCATCGTGATACAGCGTCGGAATAGACCCGCAGAACGGGCATCTCTTAAGTTCTTCCATCTTTAACCCTCCTCAAAACGGGCGTTCTTCGCCAGATTCACGAAGCCAACCTTCGCCCGGAATATTGACTATCTCATAATACTGCCGTGCAACGTAGATTGTTTTCTGCCCGTCCTCAGCGATCAGGCCGACAATCAGATAGTTGCCAGCAGCCATAAAGAACCAAGGGTTGCTCTTGTAGGTCTCGCCTTTCATCCAGTTTTTCATCCTGTTCACGGCTTTTTCAATGTCCTTATCTGGGCAGTCCGGGTTGTCGTATGCAAAGAAATCCTCAGGAAATTTAAGCTTTTTCACTTTCTGAACCCCTCTCTTGTTCTGATAGCCGCCTTAAACCCTTCACAAGGCTTCTCTCCTCTGCCGTAGACCGGGCGTGTGTGCTTTGGCTTTCTTTTGTCTTTCGGATTGTAACATTCTGATTGCGTCTCGCACTGCTTAACTGCTTTTGCAAATTTTTCAAGTTCATTGCAGAGCTTGTCAGCTGCTTCCGTAAACGCTTTGAAAAAATCATTAAGTTCGTCGCTCATATCATTCCTCCGGCGCATAAATGTGCATCCAATAGATCGGAAGAGCACACGTCTGAACTCCA